CCGGCCGAGCCTCGGGCGACGGAGCGCGCCGTCCCGAAGGGGCGGAGATGGAAATCCCCCGTCGGACCGAGGGGGCAGACGAGTCGGGGCGAGCGCAGCGAGCAACGACGAGCGGGCCCCGAGCTCCGACGGGGTCCCGAGCCGGACCGAGGGAGCGCAGCGACCGAGGTCGGCGCAGGGTCGGCAACGGCAACGGATATCTATATAAATAAACATCACCCACACACGAGCGCCCCCTACTTCGTAGGGGGCGCGAGTGTGTGGGCGCGCGCGAGTACCACGGATGGCCTGCGAAATGCAATGGGTAGTTCTGGCGAGGCTCGCCACAGATTTGAGGGTGTGGCACGCCGACCAGCAGTCGAGAAATTGCCACTTATCCCAGCCCTCGTGCAAAGTGGTACGGGTGTACCAGAAAATCAGGGTGCGACACGCCCGAGTGCGTGGACCTGACTGTAAAGCGTCATACACTTCGTTCAGAACTGAACGTATTCCAGCTATTCCCATTTCCCAGGAACTTCTGAGAAATTGCCACTTTCCGTTGAGAACTGGTCGGCCCCTTCGGACTCGGAATCGCCACCTCTCACCGCCGTTCTGGGCGAAACTCTGGTTCTGGTACGCCAGTACCAGAATTGACCCTTACTTCCCGGTGGGTAGACTTTTGGAAGGGGTGACGGCCGTCATAGCACGCTGTGCGAGACAATCCGTCTCAAGTAGTGAGATAGACGGGCGGGACGACTTTTGCGCGGGATGCCGCCGAAAAGTGCCACCCTAGAGCTACGGTTTTCTTTCGAACGTATGTTCGTGGGTAGTTCACCATTGAACTAGAATGCCTGTTCTAGTACCCGTGTACCAGAATCTAGTGTCCGGGGACACGTATATAACCGTGTCAATTGATACCCCTGGGGGGTATATACGGGTACCCCGTAGGGGTATCTAGGTGACCGGGGTCACCGCCTCAGGCACGACGAAGCCCCTCCCACTTCGGGAGGGGCTAGGTCGCTGAGCGGTCGCGGGGCTAGTCGGTCGTCGGTGAGGCCGCCTCGTGGGCGGCTTGCCGACGCTGCTGTAGCTGCCGACGTCGGTCCGACTCGGCCCGCTCACGGGCCTGCCTCGGCCCGGGTTTCTTCGGCGTGCCGTCTTTCTTGGGTGGGGTAGGGAAGCTCGGGTCGAGGCGCCGGGCTCGCTTGATCCACGAGGAGATGGTGGCCTGTGAGCGGCCGTAGGTCTTGGCGATCTCGGACTGAAGCATCCCGGCCTCGACCATCCTGGCCAGCTCCGACGGGGGCGGCCCCTGGTAGAGGTTCCCACCGCAGGCGGCCGGGACCTCTCGTCCTAGGACTCGAGCCGCCACCTCGGTCAGCATGCGGTGCGGGGTCGAGTCGGGGAACCGGACTCCGGGGTCGGGCCGAGCGACCATGGTCGTGATCTGGTAGCGGCCTCCGGCGTCGGGCTCATCGGTGATCTGGACCAGGTACTCGATCTCGACGAAGGGGTCGCGGATGTGAGCGGCAGGGGCGCCGTCGAGCTCGGCCAGGCGGGCTGGGAAGTCTGTGGGTTGCTTTCTCATTGGTATCTCCTATCTGAGTGAGCGGGTTTATTAATGTATTGGAATAGGGTCAGCCGACCGACGGCAGCGGGTCGTCCTCGTCGTGCAGGTCGTGCACGCCCCACCGGGTGCCCGCCGAGGGACCGGCCACGATCGGAACGTCCATCTGGCAGTCCAGGGGGCGCAGTAAGGTGTTGACGTCCTCCATGCGACGCTTGCACTCGACGAGAATCTCCTGCCAGCGGTCCTCCGGGGCCTCGATGCAGATTTCGTCGTGGACGGTGGCCACGACGTGCGCGCCCTCGACCCTGGGGAGGGGGTATCCGGGCAGTGTGCCCATGATCGAGGCGGCCGCCATCTGCATGAGGTCCGAGCCGAAGCCCTGCACCGGGCTATTGAGGGCGTTGCGCTCGGCGTGGGAGGCCTTGAAGCCGCTCTTCGAGTACAGGTCGCTGAGCCACTGCGTGCGCCCGATGGGCGAGGTGACGTAGCCGCGCTCGTAGGCCCGGCGCTTGGCGCGCTCGTGCCACTGGCGCATGCCGTCCCACATCTCGAAGAATGCGCTGTGGACGGCCTGGGCCTCGTCCAAGGTCATGGCGACGTCGTAGGCGGTAGCGGCGTAGGACTGGAAGCCACCTGGGCTCATGCCGTAGAGGAGGCCGAAGTTGCCAGCCTTGGCGCGCTTGCGCTCCATCGAAGTGATGTCCTCCGGCGCCTTGCCTGCGATCTTCGCGGCGAGGAGCCTGTGAAGATCATCACCTCGCTGGAAGGCCTCGATCATCGGGGCCGAGCGTGAGATGAACGCCGCCACCCGCAGCTCGACCTGGCTGTAGTCGAGGTCGAGCAGGACGTGGCCTGGGCGCGGGATGAAGGCGGGCTTTAGTGACGCAGAGCAGTTGCCGGTGACCCAGACCGTCCCACCACTCCGAGCCAGGAAGGCGCCCGATGGGACAGAGACGCAATAAACCCGCCCGTCGTAGGGCTCTTCCGTGACCCACATCCGGGACGCGTAGCGGATCGCCTTGCGGTGGAAGTTGGCCGTGGGATAGGTCACCCCATCTACCTGCTTCCGGTAGAGAGTGGTCGAGCGCCCGCACATTGCGGCCAGCGCCTGTGCCAGGTCTACGGAGGGGCGGCGTGCCTGGTTCTGGGTGTAGGTGCACCCCCGAGTAGAGTCCCCGTCCCAGCGAAGAATCTCGTCGAGCGCCCACTCGCAGTCCTTCCGGTTCAGAGCGAGGAATGCCTCGGGCCGGAAGTTCTTGCTCTCCGGGTCAAGCCACTTGGACAGGCTCTCTTTAGGGACCCGGAGGGTGTAGCAGGGGCGTGCCCATCCTGCGCGGTACTCTCCTCCCATCTCGATCAGGGCCTCCCCCTTCCGCTTTTTAACGACGGTCGCCTGCCATGACTTACGGGAGCTCGACCCGTCGGCCTGCATGGCGATGGCCATGCGCACCTCCCGGCGCTCAGATTCCGTAAGGTCGGGGGCATCTGGGGCGGAGGTCAGAGCGCGGATGAACTTGCGGTCAACGATCTTTCCGGCAGTCCCCACCCACTGCGAGGCCCGCTCCCAGCGAGGAGCTCCGCCACGGGTGTGGGTCAGGAGGCGGTGATCCGGGGTCATGAGGACGTCGATCCAATCCGACTTCATGCGGACCATGTTTCCCGCGTAGGGCTTGTCCACGTAACCGGTAGGCACGGCCCAGGAGCCCTCCCCGGTCTCCGAGACCTGCATGATCTCGACCCCGTGCTCGAGAGCGTCAAGCCGCACCCACCCGGAGCGGGTAAGAACCTCGTCAGCACCGTGTAGGCACTGTTGAAGATTCGGGGAGGCACAACTTAATCTTCCCGTTCTTACAAATCCTACGTTGTAGGTGGCGTGGATCACGTCGTTTGGGTCTCTGAGCTCAAGCCACGAGCGCAGGAACTCTAGGGTCTTCGTAGCGTCACGGTGGCGTAGCAGCGCGTCGGCGGCGGGGCTGCCATGGCGCTGCTGGGCGATGAGGACCGCCTTGTTCCACTGGGCGTTGCCGGAGTCGGTGCGGGCAGTGACGCGCAGGTCCCCGGCCTTGATGGCCTGGGCCACGAAGCCCTGGAACCACTTCGACGTTGCGGCCGTGGTCACGCCGTCCTTCGCTGGGGCAGGGGCGGGCTCTGTACCGTACAGGCCGAGGATGTCCTGGCAGGCCTTCAGGCGCTTGGCATCCGTCTCCTCGATCTTGGCGTGAACCCAGTCGACGTCGAGCAGGAAGCCTCGCTGCTCTACCTTTGTGAGAGTCCTCACAGTCGGCATGGCTACGTAGGTGGCGACCTTGCCGAGGCGGGCCATCTGAATATCGTCAGAGTCGAAGGGCTCATCCGCGCCGGTCAGGAACATCTGGTCGCGATGCTCCTGCTCTATCTTCCACGTGTAATACGTGTCACGGGCGGCGTACTCACCGAGCTGGATCAGGTCGACCTGCTCGGCGGCGCCCGGCGTGCTCAGGTCGAAGTCGTCCCACTCCTCGATTCCGAAGTCGCGTGCGGCGCGAATCTTGAGACGGGTGCGGGCCTCGGTATCGACCAGCTGGGAGGAGACGGTCGTGTCCCACTCGATCCGGTCGGACAGGTCCACCCCGGCCTGGGCGAAGACCCATCGTGCGTCGAACTTGATGTTCGCGTTGACGAACGGCAGGCCGCTGCGGTTGATCTCGCGTCCGATGATCGCCATGACCTTGCGCCATACCCCGAGCAGCGGGCTGGCCGGGTGCGAGAGGGGCACGAGGTAGGTCATCGGCTGCTCGCCGTCGAAGGTGCGCCAGTTGTAGGCGCCAGCGGCGGCGCGTTCGGCATTGGGGAGGGTGAGTGAGGCCAGGACGATGCGGGCGGGGTAGCCGCCGTTGGTGGCACCTCCTGCCGTCGCGTATTCGTCGAGGCCGGTGGTCTCCAGGTCCATGACGATCTCGGAGGCGTCGTGTATGGCCTGCACGAGTGTCTTGAGGTCAGCCTTGTTCCATACCCAGGTGATCGGTCCGCACGGCGTGTGAGAGCCCTGGGCGGCCGCTCTGGCCTTCCGTATGACCTGCGAGAGGTCCATGATGCTCATGATGTCTCCTGTCTGCCGCATCGTGCGGCTATCGGGTGATGCCCCTACTGTATAGCATAGGGGTGGTGTAGACAACAGCTAACTTGAATTGCCTAGCTGCAGTCCAGTGAGATACAGAACAGCCCCGCCGTTTGGCGGGGCTGTTCTGGAGGTGGCGGACGTGTCGATCAGACGTCGCGGGTGATCGAGGTGAGCAACTCGCGGAGAGTGCCTACCTGGATGATGCGGGCGATGTCCGAGGAGCGGAAGAAAATCTCCGCGTCCCACAGGTCGTAGTGGCCGCGCACGGTAGTCGAGGGCTTCAGGGAGACCACGACGTTGCAGCCATTGTCGGCAACAACTCCAGGCTCCATTCTGCCGTCGATCTCAACGGGGCCGATGTTGACGTAGCGGAAGAACGGGGTGAGGGCGTTCTTCCAGGACTGGGCGGTGGTCCGCCTCTCTGTCAGCATGTCGAACTTCTCCGGGAAGGCTAGGTGATTGGTGGCGAGAGATGTCATTGGATTCTCCTAAGGTTGGGCGGAGGTGGGTAGGTGACCGGATGAGAAGTATTATGCGCCCGGCCGGTGCTGGTTCATGTAGAGGCTGTGGCCGCAGCACAGGCAGCGCTTGTAGAACAGCGGGGCGGCGAGCCAGAGGAGGCCGGTGCACAGGACAAGGGTCCAGTGCAGGAGGTGGAAGGAGACCAGTGCGGGCCCCTGCTCGCAGTGCTTGCAGCCGCGGCAGGCGCGGCCGCTGAGGATGAATGTCGAAGTGCTCATGGCTCGAGTGTAGGGGTGTTGAGGTGGTGTAGACAATAGATGACCTGAAGATAAGCAGTGTCCCGCATCACGTATGTATCGAAACGGCGGCTCGATTGTGGAAAAGGCCGGGGAGGGGGTTAGACTTTCCCCAGCAATTCCCAGCAATCTCACCGATAGGACACGCATGAGCCCGCTAGACGAGGCGATCATCGCCAACGATCTTCTGCCAGAGCGAGAACGTAAAACCAACATCGACCTGGCCGAGGAGTTCGGGACGTCGGAGTCGACGGTCAGGCGCCATCGGCGGGCACTCAAGCGGAAAGACAAGGCCGGGGACGCCCTGGCCAAGGACGAGTTCTTCGACCTCCCCGTCGGAGCGATCACGAAGCGCGGGAAGACCGTGCGCCTGGCCGATGGCTCCTACGAGAAGATCGAGTACCGCCCCGGCGCCATCGAGATGGAGGAGGCCAAGCGTCTGTCCTGGGAGGACTTGGAGCCCGTCTTCGCCGAGCCCTACATCCCCCCAACGTCGGCCCTGGCCGAGGTCCGGGAGGAGACGCCGGTCGTCTGCCTGGCGGACCTGCAAGCGGGCAAAACTGGCAGCGGCGGCGGCACCGAGGACACCGTAAGGCTCGTGCGCCGTGCCCTGCACGACATCGCCCACCACCTCGCAGGCCCGAAGCGCTGGAAGCGGATCATCGTGGCCGACGTCGGGGATTCGACCGAAGGCTTCTGGAACGTGGCCAGCCAGGCCCAGACCAATGACCTGAGCCTCACCGATCAGATTCGCACCGTGCAGCGCCTCTACGCCGAGGCGGTCAAGCTCCTGGCGCCGCTGTGCGACTCCCTCGTCTACGTGGCCGTCCCGTCCAATCACTGCGCCGTGCGGACTGGGCTGGGGAAGAGCAGCCGCGCCAACGCTCCGGACGATGACTTCGGAATCATGATCTCGAAGAACGTCGAGGACGTCATCGCCGACCGCCCCGGTTTCGAGCACGTAACCTTCGCCAGGCCCTCGAAGTGGGAGGAGTCGGCCACGGTCAAGGCCGCCGACGGGACCTGCCTGGGCTTCACCCACGGCCACCTGGCGGGTACGCAGTCGAAGGTGCCGGGATGGTTCAGAGACCAGGCCTTCGGCCACCGCAGCGGCCTTAATGAGGCCCGAATCCTCGTCCACGGGCACTGGCACAATTTCGCCGTCCAGCAGGCCGGAGACGCCCGGTGGGTGATCTCGTGCCCTTCGGCCGACCGGGGGAGCGACTGGTGGACGAACGTGTCCGGCGACTCGACTCGGCCCGCCATCCTCACCTTCGAGGCCGTCGCCGGGGCGGCCCGCGGCTGGCGATTGTGGTCGTAGTTCGACGTCGAGAACGAGATCGACCCCGCCACTACGGATGGCGGGGTCGACTGCTCCCGGTCCGAGGGGCTAGGCGGCCTTCGTGACCTTGATGGCGGACAGGGCCTCAGCCGTGTCGACAGCCCAGCCGACGATAGTCACTCCGGCAGCCTTAGCGGCTGACTTGGCGGTCTCCTGCTCGTCCTTGGACTCAACGAGCACCCATACGCCGTCCGGGAAGACGGTCTTGGCGGCTCCCCAGACGCCCGCCCCCGCCTTGGCGGCCGACAGGATTCCTTTCTGGGCGTCCTTGATCGGGTCCGTCAGGTGCCAGTCGGCGGTGGCGTCCGTCGCGTCCACGACGCGCGTGAATTTCGGGTAAGTGTCCTTCATGATGCCGTTCAGCTTAGCCTGGCCGCGCCCGTGCACGGCCTGGTAGGTCTTGCCTGTGCGAGCGCCCAGGGTCGCGAGCATCTTGCCGTCCGATGACTTGTAGTACTCGGCTGCCGAGTCCTGGAGACCGTTGAGGACGTTCGGCAGGAACTCGATACCAGCTGCCTCCAGCATGTCGACCGTTTCGACCATCCCGGCGACGTCCAGGCCGAGGCTCCGCGCGCCCTGAATTGATACGTTGGAGAACTCGCGTTCGATACGGTCGTTACCGGTGAATTTATAGGGGATTCCCACGGCCAGGTCGGAGGGGTCAGCCACTCCGCGAAGCGGCACAGCCACCTGGGAGGGCTTCAGGGCTGCGACTGCGCGGAGGTCAGTCATCGAGTAGACGACGCGGTTCGGGTTACCCCACCCTCCGGAGAGCCATGCCATGACCGGGAGGCCGTCACCGCCGGGAGCGGGCGGGGGAGTAGGCGGCACTGCTGGTGCTGCCGGGATGACCGGACCCTGAGTCTTGGCCCACGATGCTAGAGAAGCGACGGCATCCGTGATGTGTTTAGCGGCCGCAGCGCCGAACGCTGCCGACCCCAGTTTCGTGGGGTGAGTCTCATCCGATAGGAGGAGAATGTCCCGGGTACCGTCGCCCTTAGGGGCACCGGAGTGGCCGGTCCCAGACAGCACATCCGATACCTGCACCGCAGGGGCCCCCGCCGTCAGCGGCGTCTCCCCGGCCGCGGGCGCCCAGGCCCGGGTAATCCTATAGGCGACCCCGCCATAAACCACTACGTCGTCGGTGGCGCACACTCGGCCGTCGCGCCATGCCACAGCCTGGTGATCGGCTACTCCGAGCCAGTCGATGAAGACGACTCCGTTGGCCGGTCCTCCGGCGGCCTCAACTCCAGCCTTCTGGGCCTGGGCATTGATATGAGCCGACCGGGACAGGAGGCGGGCCTCTGAGGAAGGCTCGGGGCCGAGCATTACGATCGGCACCTGTGGGAGCTTGGCGCGCACCTTGGTCACGAAGTTTTTCACGGCCTCCGTGATCGCCGAACCGGTAGCGTCGCCGTTGTCGATCACCTTGTCGGCGTTGAGGCTGCCGATGGTGACGATCAGGTTGGGGGCCGCCGCGCAAACGGCGTTGACGCGGGCGTCCACCTCGAAACCATCGCGGCCGGAGGCCGAGTAAGCGAAGCCTGAGCCGTCAACTGCCGACGCCATAGGCACGCATCCGAGCAGGCGCGACACGACCGCGGGCATGTTGAAGCCTTGCCCCATCGTGGCCTCGGTGCTCCAGGAGTCTCCGAAAAATCCGACGGTAGGTACTGCCTGCCCGGCGCGGAGAGGCAGCGCGGATAGAGGCGCACCGGCGGGGGCCTGGGGCGCGGGTGCGCCTCCGCCCTGCTGGTTCTTGACCTTCTCCAGCTCGGTCTTAGTAGCGTAGGTGCCCGCCGCGTCGGCAGTCTTCAGGTACTCGCTCAGTTCGGCCTTCGTCGCAGAGGCGTCGATCCTAGCGCCGAGGGCCGAGTCGGCCTGCTGCACCTCTACCCTGGTGGCGTACGCCGAAAGGTCGGGGGCCTTGCCGCCACCGCCGAGCTGGGCCTGGGCGAGCTCGGTCTTGGTCGCGTAGGTCCGCCCCGCCGCCTCGGAAGTGAGGTAGGGTGCCAGGTCCGGCGCCTGAGCCCGGGGGAGGGCGGCGTCAGCCGTGGCCTTGACCTGATCGATGCGGGCTCCGAGGGCGCGGTCGCCGTCGGCGCGGGCCTGCTCGGTGGCCAGCGCGGCCGCCGCCTGCTTAGTCAGGAACCGCGAGTCGGCTCCCTCGCGGCTGTACCAGGTCATGTCGGCCATCGGTCTACCTCCAGGTGAGTACTCCATTGCCGAGGTCTATGATCTCGGCGCTATTGATAGCTTCTAGTGTAGTGGAGGCGTCCACATTGCGGACTCCGTGGCCGTCCGGCTGGAGGATTCCGCCGCCGGGCGGGGGCGGGCTGGGCGGATTGGGTATCGGAGGAGGCGCCGGAGTCGCAGCCAGCACGTCGGCAAGGGTGAAGGTCTGACCTCCGACCAGGGCGGCGGTCGTGCGCAGATGGATACCGAAGTCGCCGGGGATATTGAGATCTATCTCATACTGACCCGGGAGGATCGAGAGCGACGGCCCGCTAGGACCGACTAGATGCCCGTCAGGGTCGATCCGGGCCGAGACGCGCCCGGCGGATACGTCGGAGAGCGGAGTCAGCGCGGTGGCCGACGTCGGAGTGAAGGCTATCCGCCCCATTCGACCGAGGCCGTCGGGGCCTACGATGCGTCCTGAGATGGTTGCGAACTGAGGCATCATGACTCCTGGCGTAACGGAAGCGTCTCAGTCTTCACTCTATCAATACGCCCGTGCAATGAGTGAACCTCATCATATAAGTGAGACCGATCAGTGCGGGCGTCATTGCGGACCCCCTCGATCTGCGTCTCCAGGCGAGCCATGCGGGCATCGTGCTCCCGGTCCGAGGCCCGCAGCTCGTCGACGGCGGTGGTGAGGCGGGTCAGTCCGTCGAGGACCTGGCCGAACTTCGCGTCCAGGTCATCCCTGAGGTTCTCCGAGTGGTTGTTGTGAACGCCTTCGGAGGCCGACTCGGCTGCGTTGGCGGCTCGAACCACGTGGGCGCTCATCCTCGTCATTCTCTCCTCCAGGCGTTGCTGCTGCTTGCTGATCGTGATCCTGAGCCACGTGATGAGTGCGACCAGCAGGGCAGTCCCCGCCGCGATGACATCCGGCGAGGTCAGCACTGCGACGATCGGGGACGGGTCCTGCCCTGCTAGTAACACTGTCCAGCTCCTACTGACTCAGCCGCCGTGGCGGGGAGTGTAGGGGGCGGCGGCCGGGACGCCGGTCACGACGGCGCGATCGGTCTCGGCCGGGGCGGCGAACGCCTTGAGGACCGAGGCCAGGGTCGCGGTGGCCGCGATGCCCAGGGCCGCCTTCCAGTCGATGTCGACGATGGAGGAACCGACCACGAGCGCGCCCAGAAGGGCCTGGGCGAACGTGGACACGGCTCGCTCGATCAAGCCGGACCAGAATGTGCGGGAGGTGTACATCACTTGCTCTCCTTCAGGAACTTGCGAAGGGCGTCACGGAAGCCCTTGAAAATGGGGGAACCCTCGTGCTGGCCGAAGGCGCGCTCCAGCTGCATCATGGTGGCGTTGGCACGGTCGTACCCGGTGCTCTCGCGGGCGTCGTTGGCGTCGTAGGTAAGCCGGTCGTAGAAGTCCGGCCACAGGAACTTCGGAGCCCCGAGCGCCTGCTTGTAGGCCTCGGCGATGATTCCCTCGACGAGCTGGGTCTGGCAGCCGTCTCGCAGGACTGCGTACTCCTTCGCGCCGTCGCGCTCGGTGTAGATGAAGAGCATCTGCATCCTTCCATAGGTAAGGGCGGGGCCATTCGGCCCCGCCCTTAGTGTATCCCTATGAGTCCGATGCCCGGTCAGGAGCCGGGGTCGTACATCAGGCGGCCAGTGTCCGCCCACGATCGGTTCAGGGCCTCCTGGAGGACCGCGCAGGTGGCGCGGCCCCACTGGCCATCGATGAAGTCCTGGGCCGACCAGTCCGGAGCGAATCTGCGCCAGACGTCGGACTCGGGAAGACCGGGCACCCAGTTCCAGGCCCAGAACTGGAACGCCGTGTAGATGTCGCTGGTCCACGCCCCGTCGAGGGCGAGGGCGGGCTTCCCGATGATTCGCTGAAGGATGTCCGGGCCGACGGCGTCATTCAGGTAGCGGGCGAGGTTCGCTACAGCGAACGGCTCGCTGTAGTCCCACGCCCCGAGGACGCGGCGGAACCGGCGGGCGGTGGGCGGGTCCCAGATGCCGTTCACCTGGATCACCCCGTACCCGTCTAGGGCCTGGTTCGATGGGGCGGGAGCCACCAGCGCATCCCAGTGAGTGTCGTATCCGTGGAACCGGTTCAGGTCCAGACTGCCGCCGTAGTTGGGGAGGTGCCCGTCCTCCGTGTACTGGTGGATGAGGGGCTGACCCCAATACGGGACCTGCGGAATCTGCGGGTCACCCCAGCCGTCGTACCGGTCGGAGTAGTAGACGCCTCCCGCGTACCACAGCGGATAGCGGGCCGATACGCCGCTCCAGTCATAGCCCCGGCAGGCGGACCCGTTCATGTAGATGCCCGGGGTGGCCCCGGTCAGGGACGCGACCCGGTCCAGCCAGGCGCCAGCCCACCCCGCACCCTGCCCGACGGCGTCGGCCTCCCAGTCGAGCCAGAACGTGGCCCTACCGATGTAGGCGGAGATCGTGCTCACGAAGAACTGGGCCTGTGCGTCGATAGAGCCGGGGCGGGCGAAGTGGTAGAAGCCGATCCTCTTCCCCGCCGACAGGGCCTCCTGGGCCTGCGTGTGCATGTACGGGTTGACGTAGTCGTCATCCTCGGTGGCCTTGATGATGACGAAATCCGAGGGGATAGCACTCAGGTCTGCGCCGGACTGATGCGAGGACACGTCAATGCCAAACGCGATGCTCTTCGACGGCGGAGGAGGCGGCGCCGGGGTAGGGGTTCCCTGCGGGGCCGCGTGAGCGAACTCAGGCCACTGTCTCACAAACGTCGCGTCGTCGAACCGGTGGCAGGAGGTCCACGAGCCCGACTGAGTGTGAGGGTGGCCGGAGTAGGCGACCGTACGCGTCTCCTGCCCAGTAGTGTCCCCGGCGTAGCCGTCGATGGAGCCGTCCTCCGCGATCCATGCCTCGGAGATGAGGTCGTTGGCGGCGTCTGTGACGACCACGACGTGACCGACACCGCCCTCGTTAGCGGCCGAGAGGATGATGTCCCCGTCCCGGAATCCGCCTGAGGGGCGCAAGTCGGAGTCGTTCCACGGGACCTCGACAAATCCCCGGGCCTCCAAGCCACCGCGCATGTTGCCGGTCCACAGGCCGTCGATCTCCGGCAGGGCTGCGTGGCCCCACGGCACGCCGTAGGCGACGTGCAGTCCGTAGCAAGCGCAACCGCACGCCAGGGACGAGCAGTCCGCGTTCTGAGGGGTGGTCACGTAGCCGAGCTCGTCGGCATTCGTGAACCACGACCGGCGCTCCGGCTGGCTGTATCCGATGTCCGCGACGTCAGCGAGATACCTCGCCTGCGCGGCGATGACGCTTCCTACACTCATTTCTTCTCCTTACCGGCCAGAGCGGCCTCCAGCTGGGCGACGCGCTGCTCGGCAATGGCCGCCCTTACGGTTAGTGATGCGATCTCCTGGGACAGGGCCGTGATGACGCCCCCAGCGTCCACGGCGGTATCGTTGTCCACTACTTCTCCTCCTCGGCTGGCGATTGATAGGCGGGGCCGATGGCTCCCGTACCGTCCGATAGTACCGAAGCCACATCATCATCCGGACCCGCCGGGGGGAGGGTCCAGACAGAGTCGCGGGCGCTGTCCACCAACGTCACGACATCAGTCTCCTCGTCCCACTTGTCGATCTTCCGTGCGCCCTTGACCAGCACCCCGACGACCTCTCCAGGCTTGCCGAGGATGTCGACGGTCCAGGGAGCGGCATCGGACCCGTAGCCGGTCCGATTGAGAGTGGCGGTAGCGGTAGACGTCGTGAACGCCAGCCACGGAGCCTTTTCGGAGGCGATCTTCGGCACGTAGTCCGGCAGCGCCCACGTAGCGCGTCCGGAATCGTCCAGCGTGATCTGCTCCCAGTACTCGATGCCGTCGTAGGGGGACTCTGTGCAGGCGTGCTGGAGCATCATGCGGCGCTTCTGCCATTCGCCAGGAACCCGCATGATGAAGTTCTTCGGCCCGATGGTGCGGAATCCTTTAGCGTCGCACACCGCCTGCGAACTACCTGAGTATGACATCACCGTGTTGGTTCCGTTGCCCCACATCGCCGTGGTCGTCCAGGCCTTGGTCCGCAGTTTGAAATCGGTATTCGATACCGATAGAACGATTTCACCGCCCTGGGACATCCCGACGGTGTAGTCGTTGCCCCAGACTCCGGCGTAGCCCGGCGCATTAAAGGAATAGCCGGTTTTGGATACGCTGAATCCCCATGTGGGGACTCCCTGCTGGCCCATAATCGATCCGCCGCCGTAGCCTGTTAGGGACGACTGGGACAGGCGCAGGCTGGGGGGTGAGCCCGCTCCGGAGGTAGGGGCCTGGAGATACAGGATTCCGCCATGATTGGACGGATCATCCTTGAAGGAGACGAGGGCGGGGAGTCGGTATGGGTTTGAGTACCGGTTCATGAGGATGCCGACACCCCACTTGTCTCCGAATTGGCCGACGTCGGAGGACGTCTGCTGATCCACGACGTCGGCGAACCGGCACCAGGACCAGGTGTCGCTGATACCGATGTTCCCATCCAGCTCGATGCTGCCGGTATGGGCATTGATACTGAGGACCGGCTTTCCCCCGGTGGGGCGATATACCTGCATCCCGTCGGAGGTGATCTTCAGGCCGTGATCCCTCTCCTTACTCGTCTGGAGGGTAGCTCCGGTGATGACCTGCCCGTCCACAGCCCCGACTTGCAGGTTGTCGGCGGAGATTGCGTTGGCGGCGATCATCCCGGCCTTGATCGTCTCGAACTCCCCCACTTGAGCCGTAACGATGCGGGTCCAGATATGGCGCGCCGTGAGGTCCACGAAGGAGGCGTTGCCGGTGACGGTCAGCTGGTCGGTCGTCAGCTCGAGGAATCGACCGACGTCGGAGGCGATCTTCCGCGCAGCGATCTCATTGATAGCGGCCGAGCCCGCCGTCAGCTTTCCGACGTCGAGGTTGCTGATCTGCTGGTTGTCGACTCGCATGCCCTCCCAGCGCGAGCCGGTCCAACGCCACTCGGCGACAATATCCAGCGTGATCGCGTCCTGCACGCGGCAGGTATCGCCCACCGTCTCACCGTCGAAGGGCGGCTTAGAGCCTGCCACCCCCTTGATGTAGTAGACCTGCCCGAAGGTGGTCCTCATCCGCCTCACGGCGGCCTCGATGGCAGAGGTGGCCAGCTTCGAGGCGGCCAGGGCGTAGTTATCCCCGGCCTCCTCCCACTTCCAGCCCTTGGGGCTGTAGACGACCGTCGAGTCCGGAGCAATGCGCGAGTGCGACGGAGAGGATTGTCCGGGAGAGGCGAACCCGGGAGAAGTTACGTACTGACCGCCGCGGGCCTTAGGATCGGCGGCGGCTGGATTCTGAGGACCGGGCATCAGGACGCCTTAATGATGAAGGGGAATGCCATGTACGGAGGTCGGTTCTCGTGGGCCTCACCCCCACCTTCGGACTTCGCGATCAGGCCTGACAGCGACCCCTGCTCCGTGGTGGAGAGGACCTGCCATCCCTGACCGCCGCCGACATTCGAGGCGTACATACCTACGCCGTTCTGCAAGGCCGTACCCCCCAGACCTCCGATGCCGTGAGTGTGCGCAGGCATCTGCGAGCGGAGCAGCTTCACTTCCGCGGCGCCGCCGGTTGAACCTGTGGGGTAGGACGACCCGGCGCCGACGGGGAATCTGTCACGGATATCCGGCACCCGGAAGTTGCTGCCAGTGGTCGATCCGTAAGAGGTTCCGATGACTGTGAACAGCTTTGAATAGGTGGTCCTATCGAGGAGCTGACCGTTGCAAGTCACCCAGCCCTGAGGGGCGCTTCCCCCTGCGTACATCGTGATGGTCCCGATAGGGATGAGGGCTCGGGCCGCCTCCATGATGGCGTTCTGCATGGTTTGGAGGCGGGTAGTGACCGACGTGTCGAGGGTGCCGACGCGGCTCTCCACATTCGTCACGCCCTGCGTGGCGGCGCTGATCCCGGCCTCCATGCGAGTCAGGTCGGCGGCCATGATGCGGGTCTCCCCCGCGCCGAAGCCGTCTTTCCACTGCTTAGTGGGGACGTAGGGCTGCATCACTTATCTCCTTCAGCTCTCAGAACGAATACCCGGCCGTCGGGGGACACCCAGATGGAGGCGCCCACCTTGCCCGAGTCGGGCGGAATCGGGCCAGCGTCCACCAGGGACGTGGCCGTCTGTGTCATGGCCTCCGTGAGATGCTTCATCTCCTTGAGAGTCCCCTCGCGGGCGGCCTGCTGGAGAGCATCCGAGTTCTTCAGCTTCTCCTCGACCTTTTTCGCGATCGCATCCGCATCGATGCTCTGCTCCAGCGTGATGCGGGCGCCGGTCGACCAGGCCGAGCGGTTCCCGGCCCGGTCGTAGGAGCGGAGCTTGACCTCCCACTCCTTGATCTCCAGCCCGGCCAGGTTGGTGCGCTGGACCGGGTAGGGCATGTCTGTGAACTTGTTCGCCGGAGCCCCCGGGGCGTGCACCGACACCTCGATCCCGGCGAAGTCGTCTGGCATGCCAGCGTTGCCGACGCCCTTGCCGTCCCAGTAGATGCCGAGGACCCCTAGAGTCTGGGACAGTTGCGGAGTCGACGGAACGGGCGGCGGGGTGACGTCGCTGGCCATGACCGCCTCGACCTCGGCCGACCAGGCCCCGGTCGTCTCGGACGTGACCGCCCGGACCGAGAAGGCGTACTTGGCCCCGCACTCCAGGCCGCCAGCCTCGAAGGAGGAGTTCTTGGACGAATGCAGGGGTCCGATCAGGTTGGGCACCTTGCGGTAGGTGATCTCGTAGCCGGTCACGTCCACGGCCACCCCGAGGGCGTCCGTCGTGACCGGGGTCCAGGTGAGGGAGGCCACAGCCATCGGCCAGCCGTTGGAGGCGATGACCGCCTGAGAGGCGATAGTGAGGCCCTGCGGAGGCAGCGGGGCGTACTTGCTCTTAGGGGTCTCCGGGCGGGGGTTCTTGCCGTCGGAGTTGACCGCCCCGAGAATGCCCTTCTGCTTCTTGGCCATGCGGGCCAGCACGTCGTCCAGGACGGTGCCGAAGGTGGTGTGGCCCTGGCAGCGCCCATTCTCCGTGACCGAGATGGAGATTTGAGTGACGCGCATGCGCTCCAGCCCGTAACGCCGATCGACCTGCACCCAGTCGCCGTTGCGGTAGTCCTCGAAGGGGAGCCACTGAACGTCGTCGGCCTCCCACTCGCGCTTGACCTCCTGGGCCGCGCTGGCGCCGGTCTTGAGAGTGAGGTCGGCCACCGCTCGGGCGGTGGCCTCCAGCTCGACGCCTCCCGCCTCCACGACCTTCTCGGTACGGGGCAGGTCTGCCGGGGCCTCCGGATTGCGGAAGGTCCACAGTCGGCCGCCCTCACCCTTGACCAGGACGTGAGTGCACAGCTTGGACCAGTCCAGCTTCTCCGGGGCCGACGTCGTGCCAGCGTTGAGGCGCCACACGACGTCGCGGTTCTCACGCTTGAGCGCGGCGTCGGCGTTGTAGACCTGGAGAGTGCGGCCGCGCCACTGATAATCGATCATGCCCATATTCATAAGGGCTTCCAATATGGACTTCAGGGAGATGGTCGGGTCGAACGCGACGGTGGTGCGGGTGGCCCAGGCCTGCCCGGCCGAGTCGAGCTCGGTCGAGAAGTCCAGGCTCAGACCCTTGCCCCAGCCGCGCTTGACGGCGGCGTCCCAGATGGTGCGCAGGATCGCCCCCGCGTTGCGGGAGTTGAACTTGTACTTCCCGTCCTTGTCCGCGGCCGCGGCCGGGACGGCCCACACGAGGGCGCCGTCGAGGCGCTGCCCGATGTGGATGAAGTCGGCCGTGCGGTGCTCAGTGCCCTCCTCGACCAGATTCCACGAGGAGGACAGGTTCATGAACCTGGCGTTAGGCGGCTCGACCCACGTCTCGCCGTCGTAGGTGAGCTCGACGGCGACCTCGATCGCCTGGTCGAGGAGGATGCCGCGCACGCCCTGCTCGCCGTTCGGGTAGGACAGCGTGAGCGACGGGGTCTCCTGGCGAGGGCACGTGAACGTCCCAGCCAGAGTGTCCGGCAGCACGCCAAGGCGCGCTCCGGCCTCCTCGTAGGCGACATAGCGCATCCCCACGCCGCGGGGGAAGTCTGCGCGGCGGGGCATCAGTAGGACCTCCTCGCCCGGACGTAGCCGGTGCAATTCTTCGCCGTCACCGACAGGCGGCCCGAGGCGTCGGGATCAAGGCGGAAGCCGTCGAGGCCCATCGAAATCTCGCCGTCGGCGGAGCGCGCGGCATCTAGCACGGTCCAGTCGGCCGACGGGTTCTTCCAGGCCCGGTAGTTAGCCACGTCGACCAGCAGGCGTTCAGCCCCGGTAAGCGATCCGTTGAAAGTAAACGTGGTGCCGGAGATGTTGTCCTTGAGCGAGCAGGACGAGCCCGTCGGCGAGAGCATGAGCCAGGGGTCTGGGATCGGCATGTTGCCGCCAGCCAGCGGTCCTAGGTCGTTGAGGTTGGCCACCGTCGGCTGCGGGTCGCGCCATAGGCCGGAGGTCACCTCGAAGGTCGCCGTTAATGTGGCGATCTGGGCCTCCGGATCGATCTTCGGCTCGATGGAGGACGACAGTCGCACGTCGGCCACCTTCAGGAGGTTGCCCTGGGGCCTGTATCCGAGCTCCTGCATGCGGCCAAAGGCCGTCAGGCGGCCGAGCAATGCTCGCAGGTTGAACTCCAGTTGGTTCAGGCCGCCCTTGCAGCGGTTGCCGTTTCGACCGTCCTCCCAGGAGAAGACGGCGAACTTCAGCACGACGGTGGCGGGCTTGAGCACCCGGGCCGGGATGGGCAGGGAGCCGAAGCGACCGGGGATGTCGACGGAGATGCGCCAGGGCTCGCCGCGAGTCGACAGAGTCGTCTCCTCGGCCAGGACCCAGCGCATCTTCTCGTCGTCCAGGTCTACGCCGTCGAGTGAGTAGATGGCCATGGGTGGAGGACCTCTCAGATGATGGCGGCCAGGCGGATTCCCTCGGCGACCTCGTCGCGCGTCTCGGAGTCCGACTTGGCTTGCGGATAGTTGTTGGTGATGTTGATTGTAGCGCCCGATTGGTTCGACTTATCGAAGCGGGCGCGCTGGTCGGGTGCGGAGGAGATTTTTCCACTGCGCGCGCTCACCCCGCTCAAGGGCTTGACGTCGGCCGAGAGGCCGATGTTGGCGGGCTTGGAGATGTCATCCGTCAGGCCGGTCAAGGAACTGCGCACAGCCCCGTACTGAGATTCCAGGCCCTTAATGAATCCCTTCATGATGAGCTCACCGGCGGGCGTGAGCAGCACTCGGTCGACGGGCTCCGGCCCCTTCCACGAGGTGAGTTTGCTGGTGAGGTTGCTCAGGGTGTTCTTGACCGAGCCGAACATGGCCTTGATGCCGTTGATGAGGCCCTGAATGATCTTCCTACCCGCGCTGAGCAGCCAGGAGCCCGCGCTGGAGAAGATGTTCTTGATCGTGTTGGGGAGGCCCTGAACGAAGCTCACAACCCCGTTCACACCGCTGCTGACGGCACTCTTGAGGCCGTTCCAAGCCGCTGAAGTGAGGGACTTGATGGCGTTCCACCCTGCCGAGATGGCGGACCCAAGCAGATTCCAGGCCGCCTTCGCGACCCCGAGGAGAACGCTGCCGAGATTCTGCAGCCCGCTCTTGAGGTAGTCCCACACCCCGGAGGCGATCTGCTTGATGCCCTCCCAGGCCAGCGACCAGTCACCCTTGATGATGCCCAGGACCAGGTTGATGACGCCCTGGATGACCTTCATCACACTAGTGATGGTCCCGGCGATGAACTGGAAGATCGGGACCACGATCGGCATGAGCGCCTGAACGACGGTGCCGATCAGCTGGAAGGCGGGGATCAGCAGCGCCGTGATCGCCTCAGCGATCGGCGGGATGAGCGGCATGAGGGCCGCCAGCAGCTCGTTGATGATGGGCGCCAGCGCGGCGAAGAGCGCTGACAGGATCGGGCCGAGCTGCTGGATGACCGGCATCAGCATCTCAGCGAGCTGGGAGATGATCGGGGTCAGCAGCGTGGCGAGCTGGGTCATCACCGGCGCGAGCTGCGTGATGAGCTGCGCGATGAGGGGCGCGACGGCGGCGAGGAGCTGCCCGCCAACAGTGGCCAGGGCGCCGAACGCCTGCCCTAGGGCGGGCATGGCCGGGGCGAGGGCCTGAACGGCTACGAGGACGTTCTGGAAGAACGACTCCAGCCCGCCCTGGAAGGCCGGGTCCTGGAGGGCTGTGGACAGGCCTTTAAGGCCGGTCTCGATGATCTGGCCGACCAGGGGGAGGATGACCGACAGGGTCGGGGCCAGGGAGACGAAGGCGTCCCCCAGGGCGCCGACTCCCTGGAAGGCGTGCTGCGAGGCCTCCGCCATGGAGGAGAAGATGGAGGTCAGAGTTCCCTGCCACAGGGGGCCGTTGACGGCCTTGTTCGCCCTATCCAGGGCCTCCGCGATGGAGTCCAGCGGGGCTGAGCCCGAGGCCATGGCACTGAACAGGCCTCCGAGGATTCCGCCCAGGTCGACCACGATGCTCTTGAGGGTGCCGAAGGTCTTGGCGGCGTTCTGGATGGCCTGATCCATCTCTCCGGACTCGGCCTTCGCCTGAGCCCAGTTCTGGAAGGAGTAGGCGACGTCGTTGGCCCAGGTGGCGATGGACGGCAGGTACTTGGCCCCCACCTCTCCGAGCGTGAGCAGGCCGTCGGTGAAGGCCCCGGCCCCGTCTCCCCCGATGTTGAGGGCGTCGCGCAGGTAGCCGAGCGATGCCTCGAAGCCCGGCAGGTGCTCAGTGGCCGCGTCCACGACGGCGGCGCTAAGGGAGCCCATCTCGGCCGACACCTCGGAGATGACCGGCGAGAGGGTGCCCAGGGCGCTGGTGGCGAAGTACCTGACGGACTCGGCCGCCTCGCCCCAGAACGACGTCGAGATTTCAGTCTTCAGGTTATCGAAGGCGGGACCCAGGTCCTCCAGGACGCGCCCAGCATCCTTCATGGCCACCACGAAGATGCCCACCCCGGCGCCAGCGGCCCCGAGAATGCCGGGGAGAGCCAGCAGGGCCGGGAGGCTGTGGGCCAGGCCGATGCCGAGGGCGGAGATGGTTCCAAGGCCGGAGCCGATGGTCGACGTCAGCCCTAGGACGGCGGTGCCTGCCGTGGCCATCTTCAGGGAGAAGGTGTCCAGGTTGGTGAAGATGTCGTTCAGGGAGTTCTTCAGGTTGGTGAAGATGTTCCCGCCCGCCAGCGCTTTCAGCTGCGTGGCGACCTTGGCCAGCGACGCCTGGGCCAGGCGCACGTGGATATCGATATAGCGCGGCTTCTTGGTCAGCCGGGCCAGGTCGAAGCGGGCCTTGCCGTCGTCGAGGTCGGCATTGACGGTGGCCTTCCCGTCGAGCTTGTCGAGCTCGTGCTTGAGCTTTTTCTTGGACGCCTCCGACAGGTGGGCGTGGGCCTCAATGTCCCCGCCCAATTTCTTGAGCTGCTCCTTCAGTTTCTTGGCCGAGGCGGGATCGAGCTCGCCCTTGGCCTTGATCTCGCCGTCGATCTTGGCGATCTCGGCCTTGATCTTGTTCTGGGCGGCCTTCTCCAGGGAGGCGTTGACTTTGAGATCGCTCTTGATGTTGGCGATCTTCTCCTTGATCTCGGCGACGTCGCGACCATCGACCTCGATCTTCGCATCGATCTCTGCGTCTAGGCCCTTGAGGGCCGATAGGGCCCTATTCTTGGACTTCTCGTCGAGGTCGACCCTTGCCTTGACGGCGGCCTTCATCTCATCGAGCTCGCGCCCGAGCTTGGCTACGGCATTGTCGTCAAGCACCGGCTTCACCGGTGCTCGGGAGTCCATCTGCCGGAGCTTCTTCTTGATGTCTTCGATGTCGCGCTTGGAGATTTCGGCCCGAGCCTGGCCCCTAGTCTGGCCGATGGCGCGCTCGATGCGACGCAGGTCCTTGGGATCGATCTTGGCGTTGACCTGGAGCACGAGGCCGTCGAGGGCGTCCTTGACGGAGTCGCGCATGTCGCGAGCCCACTTGTCGGCGGCGCGCTCGATGCGCTTGCCGATTTTCTTCAGGCTCTTCTCGATGCCGCGCTCAGCGTCGCCCTTGAAGTCGCGCGCATCGGCTCCCACCTCGATGACGACCTCACCGATCTTGTCTGCCACGGAGCCTCCTCCCGCTCACACGTCAAGCGGGCGGCATCGCGGCCCGACAACTGTCTGAGGCCATGATACCGCCCGTATAGGTGTGGGCTATAGGTGCTGTTACATCCCTAGGGATGCCTTAAGAGAGCCGAAGCCGCTGGACTCATTGCCCGCGTACCACGGGCTCCGGGGGTCGATCACTGCGACGCCCTTGGGGGGCATCCATAGCTCCCGCTTCAGCTTCTCCGAGGCGCCCTCTTCCTCTGCGTTGCGGGTGAGTATCCACCACATGACGTGGCAGAATCGGTGCAGGGGAAGGGTCTCCAGGTCAATACCGTGTCCGAGGCAGAACCCGTCGATGTAGTCCCACTCCGCCCAGGCCGAGTTCAGGAGTCGCTGGACGACGTAGTAGGGTTTCCGCCCGCCGCCTCCATCACGGCGGTGATGAGATCGGTCAGGTCCTCGATGTCGAGGTCGTCGGAGGGGTTCTTCAGCCGCTCCATGACGGAGGTGCCGGTCTCCTTGCCGAAGAGGACGCGGCACCACTTGGCCAGGCCCTCGAAGAGGGCGTCGGTGTCGTCACCGGCGTCCTGGAGCGAGTGTGAGAGGAAGACCGCGATGGCGGTCTTGGGCGGCCGGACCCGGTACTTGGTACCGACCAGTTCGACGTCGATGGACTTCCGGGTCTTGCCGGGGATCGTGATAGTAGCCATGAGGCGATTCTAATGGAAGTCCGAGGGTTTGATTAGACGCATCGCATCGCGCACGAAGTGCGCGGGACGAATGCCCCGCACCCACTTGGCGAAGACGGTCTCGCTCGACCTCTTCGGGTTGAAGGCCATGAAGCGTCGGGTGGTGGGACCGTGCGCCCTCGTGCCGTACTCCTGGTAGGCGGCGTACGGGGTCCGGGCGCCGACGGAGAACGTCGGATTGAGCGGGTGCTTCCCGGGGACGCGCTCAATTGTGACAGAGTTCACCATGCGCCCGGTGTTGACCCGCCCGGCGGCCTTGATGTTGCGCTGGATTCGTCCCTGAGTGCGGCGAGTAGCCTTCAGGGCCGCCTGTTTAGTGATGTCCGCCACCTTATCTGCGCGGATAGGTCCTTTGAACCGAATGCGGACGTGAGTCATGGGCAGCGAACTTTCACCGTGAAGGTCCACTCACCGGACACGCACCCACCCTCAGGCCCCTGAGCCGCCCACTCCATGTCGGAGGCGTTGGTGTTGGAGGTGAGGAACATCCCCAGGTCCGCCATGTCCTGGTGCAGGATCGCGGCGTCGGCGGTCAGGTCGTAGGGGCGAGGCCCCCGGCCGCGGTCGTCCACGACCTCGACGCAGCGAAGCGTGCCCAGCGCGAGGGTAGCGTTCCAGTAGCGTATGGAGCAGTGATTGCCGTCGGCGGCCGTCGGGCCGAAGACGGGCGTGACGGCCACGATGCGCACGTACAGGTGCCCGGCGCAGCACTCGTCCCACGCCACCTCCGCGCCGGGGGCGACGTAGGCGTTGGAGACGGCGTTGGACAGGGCCGCAGCCCCGCCCTTGAGCAGGGCTAGGGCCGTGGAGTGCGCAGTCGACGGCGTGGGAGCTGCCACTTGCCCCGACAGGGACGCGTAGTCTTCGCTCTGCGGCCGATTGCGGCGAGTCAGGCGCGGCGCGGGGCTCACCAGATCACCCCGCCGGGCCGCTGGGAGTGGCTGCGGCGGAATGAGTCTGGGTTGTAGACCCGCCCGACCTGGCGCGGTTTGCGAATGGAGGCGACCCAGGAGTCGACCAGCCAGATGCCGGTCCGGCCCTCTTGCATGTCGTCGAACTCATCCTGCACCTGCACCGTCACGCCCTGGCGGGTGACCGACTGGAGGCGCGCGGGCAGCGCGCAGTCACGGTCCATGCAAGCCGCCTTGGCCAGCTCGAGAGCCAGTACTCCGGCCGCGACCTGGCCACCCTCGGGTACAGGTACTCCTCGCGAGTAGCGGATTTCCCAGGTGCCCTCCTCGGTGACGCCCCGAGAAAGGTCTTGTACCGGGGGGAATACAGGTGGGACCTCGGTACCCGGAGCCGCCGTCCGGCCGGTGAGCAGGAGCGTGGAGCGGTTGACCAGTCTGTAGGCGTCCTCGGGCAGGACTTTGCCGTCGACGGTGACCTTGTGAACGCGGTACACCGGCCCCGGAAGCGTTATGGCCCGGCAACCGCCCGAGCAGGCGCACTGGCCGTGGAGCCCTTGCGCCGAGCAGGTGCCGCAGACGACGTTGTGCAGGACCCCGCCCAGGCGGACCGGGGCGAAGGACGTCAGACGGCGGGGAATCCACTGATAGGTGGAGGGCTGCGATGCGGCGAGGGGCTCAGGACGCAGGGACACGATGTCGGTGCCGAAGCGCCTGTTGGTCCACTCCCAGAGGAGCTGAACGGCCATCGCCTCGAAGGTGTGCTGCTGGGCGGGCTTCCCGGCCTCGTCGAGGTACTCCTTCAGGTCCTCGCACGCACTGTAGGAGACCGGCCAGTCTCCGGGGCCGTAGCCCTGATCGATTGCATCCATGCCCTCTCCTACAGTGCGTGGCGATGCGGGATGGCTACACCGCCATAGGCGGCGCCCGCTGAAGTGAGTATACCCATAGGCGTATCTGATGGATCAGAACGGCGGACGGTGGCGTCCGGCCCGGGACGGCGACAGCCCCGGGCGGGTGGCCCGAGGCTGTCTGGAGGTGAGGGGTGGCGTCAGCCTACCATCACGGAACGGTGACCGGCTGGTCGCTGTCCGGCGGGGGAGCCAGCGCCGTGTCGATCATGAGGAGGTGGTCGAGAGGGTCGAGGGCCGTAGGCAGCTCGGCGTCCTCGAAGCCGGGCCCAGGGGTCTTGGCCTTCTTGACCACCTTGTAGGGACCCTTGCCCCAGGCGTTACCGGACTTGGTGACGGCGCCGGTCATGGAGAACGACACCGCATCCTCGCCGGTCACCTCGATGTCGCCAACCGTACCGGCGGTGATGAACGGCAGCAGCAGGTAGCCGCTGGCATCCTCAGCGCCCTCGGCGCAGGCCTGGCCGGACAGGCCGGTCCACAGCTCCAGGGCGAACTTCTTCTCGATCTTGCCGTAGGCGACCTTGAATCCCGCGGTGTCGCCAGCGTGGTCGAGGTACTTCGTCGCGTTGGTGACGATGTCCAGGACCGAGGGGTTCACGCCGCAGAACTCGAGCTCGACCGTGAAGAACTTGAAGGTCGAAGACTGCTTCTCGTTGACGCACAGGGAGCCATCCGCCTTACGGACGGTGATCTCGGTGCCGTCCTCGACCTCGGCGGCCAGCTTGACCGACACGAATCCTGAGGTGGCGACAGGCTTGTGCACCGCCTTGTTGAACTTGCCGCAGGTGTCCAGGGGAGTCACGCGGATGCGCTTCCCCAGGACCGGCGTGTAGGAGTGAGTCGTGGGCATGTCTCAGCGCCCTCCTTCGTACGTGACTTGTGTGATGGTGTAGACCACAGCCGCCGCGATGACGGCCAGGGCGAGTGACAGCTTGCGGGAGAGCATCATTCCTCCGCCGCCTTGAGGTCGAGCTGCGGGATTCCGGCGTCCACAGTCACCCGGAACGCATCCCATTTGCTGAAGCCGAGGACGTACTGCCTCTCGGCCACGCCGGTGAGCTCGTTCTGGTCCTTGTTGAAGCCGCCGCTCCCCGCCGTCGAGGTGAAGGCGCTGCCCCGGTAGATGAGGATCGGGCCGGTGGCCACGATCTGCATCTCGTCGGCGTAGCCCGCCCCGACCACGACGGGCGTGCCCAGGCGGGTGGCGAATCCGCCTCCCCGTGCCTCCTTGACCAGCTTCGCCGAGGCCATGAGGCTGGCCAGGCGCCGCGGGATGTGGAGGATCGGCTGGAAGCCGTACTGGGCCGCGTAGTGCTCCAGGACGGCGAGGCCCTGGGCCAGATCGAGCTTCCCCGCTGCCTTCGGGGCGTAGGAGCGAACCTTGGACAGTCCGAGGCCCCTGCTCGGGGCGCCGGTCCACAGGGCCGCTTCGACGGCGTGCTCCTCCTGCGCCAGCAGGCGCGAGGCGGCCACTTCAGTAGCCTCCTCGGAGGAGTGATCCATCGGGGTCGTACGGAAGGCGGCGTAGACGGTCAGCGGGGCCTGCGACTCCAGGGCGATGCCCTTCGGCTCGGTGAGCGTCTTCGGCAGGCCGGGGACGGCGCCGGGGCGCTGCCACTGGCCGATGGCGCCCAGCTGAGCGCGCTCGACGTCCTCCCAGGTGACTCCGTTCTCCCACCTGACCGAGGAGTCCTCGGTGGGGGAGACCTGGGAGAAGAGCCCGCCGGGCAGCGGCGTAGCCGCGGGGGAGTCCACCCGCTGCTTCGGTGCGATGATCGGCATCTGTCCTCCTGATTGATGGTGGCTAGGTCGGCCGTGATTCGCGGGGCGGGCGAGGACTTGCCGTCGCCCGCCCCGGAGTCATCACTTGGCCGGGTCAGCCGTGCCGTTGGCCAGGAGCCTGATGCCCACGCCGGTGCCGCCGTTCGGGTTGATCGGCACCGTCACGACGCGGGCGTCGTGACCGCGCTTGGCGACCAGGTATCCCTCTTCCGTGAAGAGGGCCGTGTAGTCGTTCTGGCTGAGCAGGGTCGAGTCGTAGACGGTATCCAGGGTGATGACGTCCTGGCCGCCCTTGACGAAGGTGCCCGCCGAGTAGAGCAGGAACTTGACGGCCCCTCCCCAGACCTTGAAGGTGCCGGCCTCGCCGGTGAGCGCCTGCCAGTCGTAGACGAACTGGGGGTTGACTCCGCGAGAGCGGAACCAGGCGTCGATCCGGGAGTCGGGGACGTCGGTGAGGTCGACGCCCTCGCGGCGGGACAGGTCAGTGCGGATGGCGCCGCGGACCCAGTAGGGGAAGACCGCCTCCAGCGTGGTGGAGCGCGAGAGGCGCTGCGCGTAGCGGTAGTGCTCGACCTGGAGCTCGATCGCGGTGAGCACCGGAGCCAGCGCACCGATCTGGCCGGTGTCCAGCGAGACGGCGGTGGACTTGGCCTCCATGGCGGCGATGACGCGCTCGCTCATCTTGTGCTCGTGGGCGACGAGGGCGCCGCGGATGGTGCGGGCGACGAGCTCGGGGTAGCCGCGCTGCTGGAGCAGGCCCGCCTGGATGTGCATACCGGCTGCGGAGAGGCGGACCTCTTCGAAGTCGGTGCAGGGCACCTGGTAGACGGGCTTGGGGCCGACCTTGTTGGTCGGATCGGTAGTGGAGGTGGGTGCGTACTTTCCGGCCTTCGCCTCCTCCTCAGTGAAGTTGAAGGAGGGGGCCGCGTACAGGTCGGCGAACTTGGGTCCCTTGGTGAACTTGATGCCGCCGCGGGTGACGTTGATCTCGGGCAGGGAGATCAGGCCGTCGCGAGACTCGTCCTCCAGCAGGTCGTAGACCGTCTCGGAGGGGGCGCACCAGCCACCGGCCGCGACGAGGGAGCCTCCGGGGAGGTTCTTCTCGTTGACGGCGAAGCTCATGGCCGCCTCAGCGGTCTCGGGGGAGCCGACGGTGGCGCGCTCGTCGAAGGTCTTGCGGACGATCGCCAGGCCGTGGCGCTCGCTCATCGCGCGACCGGCGCGGGCGGCGGCGCCGTCGGTGCGCAGTAGGCGCCGGAGTTGAAGCCCTGGAGGCGGCGGTCGAGCGCGACGGCCAGGTCCTCGAAGGAGGCGTCGGAGTCGGCGGCGAAGCCGGGGACGTCCGCGACGGTCAGGCGAGCGCGGGGGGCCTCCTCGACGGCCTCGGCAGGGGCGGGAGCCGGGGCGGCGGTACGGCGGCGGATGCCGGAAAGGCGGATCGGGCCACGGGGGGCGGCCGCGGTGACGGCCCCGGGCGCCCCGGCAGGCGCGGGAGTGGGCTCGGCAGCGGCGGCCTTGGCCTTCTGCTTGGCCTCGTCCTCGTCTGCGGGGGCGTCATCCCCCGAGGCGGGAGTCTCCTCCGCGTCCTCATCGGCGGGCTTGTCGGCACCGATCTTGGCGGCCAGCTCGGCGGCCTTGGCGGCTCGCTCAGAGGCGGCCTGCTCGCGAGTGGAGATTTCGGCCGACAGGACCTCGATGCCATCTGTCAGGGAGCCGAGGGTGTTCAGGTCCTCGTCGGAGAACTCGCCTCCGGCGTAGAGCTCCTGGAAGGCGTCGACGGCCTTGGAGCGCAGCTCGGTGAGCTCACCATCGGCCAGGTCGGACAGGTTCTCGGGAATCTCCAGGTCGAAGGTCTCGGCCTCGGTGGGGACGTCCTCGCCCTGGTCGGCGAAGACCGTGATGTCGAAGTGCTTGCGCATAGGATGGTCCTCCGTGTTCTAGGTAACACGAGGCCCTGCTGCCATGCCGTCTGCCCGTAGGATACACCTATCAGTCGAGGTGCCCATATAGGCATAGCTTGAGAGCCCTTCCGGAGGGCGCGAAGAGGCCCTCACCGCCATGAGCACGCGGTGAGGGCCTCTCGATCCACCCAGCGTCAGGAGTCCATGAGACCTCTAACGCGAGAAGCATAGCCTATAGGCGGAGCCGTGGCTAGGAGTGATTGAAGCGAGTGATTGGGCTGGAGTCCTTCGAACCCGAGCCTGGGAGAGTCCCGTCGGCGCGGGGGGTGGGTGTAGTCCCGAGCGGCTCCGATGATCTTCCACAACCGCATCCCATGATCGTTATTCCTTCCGTCAGATGGTTCCGAGACGGCGAGCCATGGCGGCCGCCTTGGCCAGTGTACCGGCGCGCTCGACACGCGCCCGCATCTTGTCAGCGGCCGAAGCCCTCGCCAGGTCCTCACGGCGCGCGGTCTCCGCCAGGCGCTTGAGGTAGGAGATGTCTCCGAGTGAGAGGCCGCCCGCGCCAATGGGACTGTTGGACGGGTGCGAGGCGCGAGCCGCAGAGTCGTCGTGGGCTACGACACCCGAGGCCAGGAGGGAGCGGACCTCGCCCGAGGCGAGGAGGCCTCGAGGCCTAGGTACCGGAAATCCCGGAACGTTGACCGCGAGTGCGCCGACCAGTTCGAGGGAGCCTCGGATAGTGCGCCAGTCGCCGGATATCGGGGCGGAGCGGGCCACCCGGACCTGGTCGGGCGTGATGCCCGCGCGAAGGGAGCCCGCTACCCAGATGCCGTAGGCGTCCTCACCGGCGGCCACGTCGGCGAAGACGAGGCCGGTGTTGTCGTAGTGGGCCGCGGCCTGGTTGGCGGAGTCGCGGGGACCGGCGTGGCCGGTGTCCATTGTGAGGTGTCCCACGGCCACGGAGGTACCCTCGGCCGTGCGCAGTGCGCCGGTGCGGAAGTAGGCGTAGTTCGACGGTGAAGTGGGCGGCTCGACGCACTTTCCGATCTGACCGATGTGGCAGGTTCCCCAGGCGGCGATGTGGCCGTAGACGCGGCCGTCGTCCTCGATCACGAGGGCGGTCGGTCCGGTGAGGGCCGGGTCCTTGAACCATGCCTCGGGCGGGGCGGTGGGGATGGCGGCGGCGGTGAGGGCGTCGCGCGAGCTCAGCCGGTCCGAATCTGCTGAGTTCGGCGGTTTTGCGTCAGAATCGACGTTTTCGTCTCGCTCAGCAGGTTCAGAGGTGCCGGGGGCCTGCCCGGCGGCGTAGATGCGGGCGGTGGCGAAGGCGGGGACGGCTACGAGGGTGGCGGCCCGTAGGCGGGCCGACTCGATGACGGTCAGCTCGTCCGAGGCCGACATGGCGGCTACCTTGACGCGGCCCTCTTCGTCGGTTGGAGCGGGGTCCCCGTCGTCGGAGTCCTCGACGTCCTCCTTCGCCATGATGCGGAATGCCACGTCGTCTGTGTCGATGGAGATGCCGTTGGACATCTGCTCGGTGACCTGGCGGCAGGCCTCGACCCCGACGGCGGAGGACAGGTCGAAGACGCCGGTGGCGTAGATGTCTCCGCCGTCGAGGCGCTCGATGGTCTCGATGCGGCCGCATACCTCCGCACCGTCGTGGCCGCCTACGTCCTTGAACGCGACGCGCAGCGGGATCGGCAGGTCGTCCCAGCGCAGGGCGCCGTCCTCGATGAGGCGGCCGTCGCCGGTCTGCTCACCTTCGCGAGCGATGACGCCCTCCCAGCGGCCGTCGGGCTCGGGTTCCCCCGAGGGGTCGGAGGCGGGGTCAGCGGCCGGAGGCAGCTCGGAGAACTCGCCCATGCGGCGGGCGGTCTCCTCGATATGCAGTCTCATGGCTGTCCTTTCGATAGCGGTGCGGGTTGCGAACCTCAGTCTAGGTTGGTCGGGGCGCATCCGCGAATCGGTGGGGATGAGGATGCAGCGGCAGTTGATCGTCTCCTCAGGAGGCCCGGCCGGGTCGCCGGGGTAGGCGAGGAGGGCCTTTCCGACGTGGAAGGGGTGACCGAGCTCTTGAATCTGACCGTCGGCCTCGACGTGGGTGGGCCGCACCCGGCTGTCGTGGACGGTCATCCAGCGGAGGCCGCCCCGCCGACGGGCCAGGTCCGAGGTGGCTGCCCGGTGGGCGGCGTTGGCGGTGGCCGCGGTGCGGGCTGCTGAGCGCAGGCGGGCGGCGTAGGCCGAGGTGTCCTCGTCCTTGGCGCGGGAGACGCGCAGGAGGCGGCCGAGCTCGATCTTCGTCTTCCGCTCGCCCCAGCCCTCGGCCAGGGAGCGCCCCAGCAGGTCGCGCACGTCCTCGTAGACGGCCACCGGCAGGCTGGACTCCTGCAGGATTCGCTGCACGGTCGCGTACTGGGGCAGGCGCCGCCCCCGCTTCGGGTCGGTCACGAGCTCGCGGATCGCCCGCTGCCAGGCGGCGCGGACCGACGTCCAAGCGAAGGGGTTGGGAAGTCTGTCCAGATTGGGCGAGGGGGCTCTGGTCGGGCCGCCCGATGCCAGCAGGATCGGGGCCGACAGCGCGTCTACGGCCAGAGTGCGGACCTCGCGGAGGAACCTGTTCAGGACGGCCAGGGCGGGGATGTAGTAGGAGTCCTCCAGCTCGTCGCGCCACTTGGAGATGGCCGCAGGGGCCGTCCACGAGGACGGCCCCTGGGCCAGAATGTCGGAAGCCGCGCCGGACGGGGAGGGGGCGGCAATGCGCTTCACTTGATCTCCTCCAGTGAGGCCCGGTTCAGCGCCGGGGTGCGGATGAGGGCGTCGGCCGGGAGGACGTAGCGCAGGGCGGTGACGAGGCGCCCGAGGCGGTGCGGGGCGCCGTGCGTGGCCAGCTGCGAGACGTAGGCGTCCAGCAGAGTCGTGACCCGCCCGGGGTCGACGCCGGGGCAGCCGTGATTGTCAAGCAGCGCGGGAACGACGTCCCAGGCGCCACGGGTGGCCTTGCCGACGGTGATGATGTCGGTCGGCCATAGGACGTGAGCCTCGTGGAACGGCCTGCCCTTGAGCTCGTTGAACCTGGCGCGATCGGCGCGGACGATCCGTTTGCCGACGGCCTCCAGGGCCTTGACGACCAGGACGTCTACGACGGCCACAAGGGCCGTGGCGTCGGGCGCGGCCGGTGAGGCGGCCGATGCGGGGGGAGCGGGGGGAGTAGCCCTGGATGGGGGCGCCGTCGACGGGGGCGATGAGGCCGTTCGTCAGGCGGGGCGGTGTCGGCTGGCCGATT